TACTGGGCTTTTTTTTTTATGTTGGAGTATCTTCGTCGCTATCTTCGTCGTCTACTTCTTCGTCACCATTATGTGGTGTGTCTGTGTAGCCTTCGTCTAGTTCCTCAAATATCATTACTAGTATATCGCGATACGGCTGGTCGACCTTGTGCAAATCCATAAGGTATACATCTAAATGGCCGTTTCGTAACAATTCAGCATGATACATAAACTGACCAAATGCGTCTAGCTCTTCACTAATTTCCTCGTTGGCATAGTTTTCAATAGTTTGAGCAGCAGCCATGAGTAGTGGTTTAGCTATTTGCATTTTTGTCATGTTTAATAGCTTTAGAGCTTTACCTTCTCGGTCTCGCTGAATTTGATTACGCTTTGATCTGCTCCAGCTAAAGCCGCCATCCCCGCCCCATAGATCCCAAGCAACTCTCCCCTTACTTGGATACCCTTCTTGACCTGCGTAGAATCCAGTAGCTTTTTTATCTACTTCATGTCTACTAAAAAAGCTGTACATACGTAGTACAGTACTAGAGCTAAGCGGCTCCCTATCTTTTAGTTGATTAGCTCTGGCTAAACCTACAAGAGTACCGCCAGGCTTACCTTCATCTTTCCATTTTAGTGCTCGCTTAGCAGCGCTAGCCATTCCGCTAGTTGGTTTGTAGGTTTTTGCCATAATTTACCTTTTATATGCTAAAATAATTTCTTTACACAGTTTGCTGCGAACAATATCATCATCCAAGAACCTTATAATATCTATTCCTGGTATATTTCCGAGCCTATTAATTGCATCGCTTAATCCACTATCTGGAATATCTGCCTGATCTGTGTCTCCACTTATAATCATTTTGCAGTTTCTTCCAATTCTACTAAGCAACATTTTCATTTCTTCACGAGTAGCATTTTGTGCTTCGTCAAGTAAGACCACACAGTTATCAAATGTAGCTCCGCGCATAAAACCAAGAGGTTTAGGCTCTATATTTCTATTTTTTAGAGCATACTCGTAGAATCCTTTTCCTAGGCTACGACTAAATACTTGATCAAATGGTTCTAAGTATGGGGCATACTTTTCTTCTAGTGTTCCTGGTAAGAATCCAAGTCCACGACCTGTTTCAACATTTGGCCTTGTTAGTATAATTTTTTGTATGCGGCGGTGAAACAACTCACTTGCAGCATATGTTGCTGCTACATAGGTTTTACCAGTACCTGCACTACCAACACCAAATATTATTTGATTTTCATGAATTGCACGTAAATATTCAGCTTGAATAAAATTAAGTGGTTTAACTTCTTGAAATCCAAATTCAACAGGATTTTCTTCTTTATTAACAGTACGTCTTGCTTTTTTACTGCTACTAGCCATAGGCTTCCTTAGAGCAATTTGTAAAAAGTGGTCTGCTATTTAATAGTTATTATAGCAGACCACCACCCCTAGTGTCAACTATAAATTATTTTTTCTCGGATTTTTTGGCATCCTCGATCTTAGTACCTTCTAATTTTTTATGAATTTTAACTTCTTTACAAGTTTGTACTGGCTTACCTTGTTTGTCTAAAACTGGTTTGCCTTTATCCATTTTATCGATGCAAACTTTTTTGGTTTCTGGTTCAGCGGCAAATGCTTGGTATCCAGGATACACAAAGCCTGCTATCATTAATGCTAGCCAAAATGCATTTTTCATATTAAATATCCTTATATTTCAGGAAAATGTTGTGGAGGAGCTAATTTGCCTCCGTATCCAGCAGATACTTGTGGAGTAGTATCTCTTACAGTATTAGTAGGTGTTTGGCTAAAGTTTTGCTGCGGAGCACTATACTGTATTTGTTGAGTAGTTGTAGTTACGGTAGTTGGCTGCGGCTGAGAAGCTACGCCGGCCATTTTTTCTTGTCCGCGACTCCATGCAGTAATACCAAGTACAGCACCCATAGCCATATGGAACAGTCCACCGCCTTGTAGTGTTAGTGGCCCCCATTGACGAAACGCATCATTAGCTGCTTGTGTTTCCCAAAATTGTACTATGGTAAACATTATAGGGAATATGATAAAATCTGCGGCACAAACGCACATATACATCATAGCCATCATTGGCCGCCACTTTTTCTGTAACCAACTTTCGGCTTCTTTTGGTTTCTCTTCTTTTACTTCGTCAGACATTGGCATCCTTTTTAAATATGCTAATTACTTTTGACTTCGCATTTTTAGCCCACTGAGGTTCTGGAAAGTGCCAGCCTATAAAAGCTCCGACTACTAACCAAATTATTGCTTCAATCATAGTTGATTCCTTATAATACTATTGGTAACCACATCCATAGAGCTTGACTTACAAACACACTGCCAATTGCTCCCACTACTACACTAATCCAAAACATAGGCACACTAACTGCTAGTATACTTGCTGTTAATAATACGATACCTATTTGTAGAATACTGCCTCCCCAGGTAAACCACGGGCTCTTTTTACGAGCAACTTCTCGTTCAGCTTCTAAGGCTTTGGCTTTTTCCATTATTTCTTTTTTATCAGCTTCCATACGGGCTGCATCTTTTTCAAACTTTTCCTTGTTAGACGGAATTTTTGATTCAGCAGCACTTGTTTCGTATAATACCTGACGAACGTTTTTTGCTTGATACCAGGCCCACTGATTATTAGCAGCAATAGTATTATTCATAATTTTACTACTATTTTGTCCACCAACCATAGTATTAATAGCTAATAACGCTGCTAATACTACAATTATAAATCCGGCTTTATCTTTAATCTTTGCTTCTCGTTCGCTCCGACTAAGTGGTTTCTTTTCTTCTAACATCTGGCCTCCTTATCTGCCACAATAATTATGTTTACAATAGTCTAGAAATTCTACAAATCCGAATACAATGGCAGCCAGTACAATTAGAGAAATTACTATAGCTGCTGTCATTTCTATGTTTTCTTGTAGTTTTCTTTTTTGTTTTGCAGCAGCCTCTTTAACACGTCTGGCTTCGTGAGCTGCTTCAATATCCATAGCTGCCGCACGTTGTTTAATCTTATTCCATACGTCTATTTTGCCACTTTGCATAAATAGTAGTTGTAATTCTTTTTCAAACTGCTCAGTTTTATGCAGAGCCATCTCTATTTCTATTGCAGCAGCCATACTAGACTTATTTCCGCTAATTTTTGCTTCTACAACTGCCTTGCTAGCCTTACTTTTAGCGTCAAAATACTTTCCTAGTACTGGGCCTAATGAGGCCACGTCGTCTACTGTACTCGATACTTTTTTAATTAAAGCTACGGCTGACTGTATACCTGCCAGGGCTGTAATTGGATCAATCATACACGCCCCTTATTTATTAGCTAGCGGATTATCGATAGCTTTTTGTATCTTTTGATCTACTTCGCGCTTTAATTGATCGATACCTTTTTCAGCATCTCGTCTAGCGTCTGCCATTTCTTTGCGAACTGTGATCACCTCTTGACGAGCTTTATCTAAATCTTCGCGTATATCTTTACGAGCTTGTCGCATTTCTTGCTCAGTTTCACGCTGTGCTTGTTTTACATATCGTTCAATTTGTTCTGTGACAGACTCGTTTCTGCGAATATCACTTTTTAAGTCATTTTTAATATCACGAGTATAGTCTGTTGTTTTTTGACTATTTTGTTCAATTACCGCTAGTCTCTTGTCAAACTCACTTAAGTCTGGTGCTTCATAACTAGCAATCTTTTTCTTCATGTTTTGGTAGTCTTTGTATACTTCAAAGGCCCCATATAGACCACCCAACGCAGAACTTACTATGGTAAAGGCTACCATTAACTTTGCTGGTGTAAATTCGTAACCACCAATACTAATTACTGTATCTTTACTAGCGTACTTTTTGGCAGCAGCTTCCAGCTTGTCCACCTGATCGTTTAAATTTGTGCTTTCTGCCATAATAGCTCCTATCTATATTGCTGATTAACCATTTGCTGGTGTAAACGATCACTGCTCAGCTGACGTAGGGCTCGCTGATTATCTACAGTCGTTTGTTTACCATAAATCTCCCGTGTTGCGTAAAATTTAGCATCTAATAATGCTAAGCCTAAATATTGTTGATAGCCGACTGGCTGTGTAGCCATTCTGTCTAAGTTTATGCCGCCTGCCAGCTCGTTGTTTTGCTGCTCGCGTCGTACGTCTTGCGTTACGCTGGTAGTACTTTGAGTGGTAACATTAACTTGCGGATTTAAAAATTCGCTTAGCGGATTAGTTCTGTCCAGTAGTGCTAGTGTTGTACTAGGCTGTGTCTCTGGTTCCACTGATCTTGCTGGTGCTTGCTGTTGGGCTGGTTGCTGTTCTTGCACAGTGGCTTGTGGCGTACTGTCAACCACTAGTGATCGTGCTACAGACTGTTGGGCTTGTGGTTGCAGCGTGACTTCTTGCTGTACTGGCTGAGGTAGTGCAGAAACTACTGCTTGTACTACGGATTCTTGCTGAAACTTTGAAACCTGTACTGGCTGCTGTTGTTGTATAGTAGTAGCAAGTACTATTTGTTGAACAAGTTGTTGTGGTACCTGTAATTGTTGAGCTGGCGCCATGGAAGCATTTTGAACTTGCTGCACAACATTTTGCTGCTGACTGGGGTCTTGTACTGTTCTGACATTTAGCGGGTCTGTTTGTCTTTGCGCTTGTTGCGTAATTGCAGCTATTTGACTTGTAGCACTATGCATTACAGCTGTATTTGCCAAAAGACTTTGCTGTGTTTGCTCAACTTGTTGTTGCACTGTGCTAATAGCTTGCTGCTCTGTTCGTAGTGTGGCCTGTTGTGCAATATCCAACGCTTGCTGAACAGCGCTAGCCTGTATTTGCCGTTCGCGATCTTGATTACGAGCTATAACGCTTAAGCCAAGCTGAGTATTACCAGATTGCTGTGATTGTTGCTGTTGAGTCTGAGGTTGTAGTGTTTGGGCTACTACTGCTGCAACTTGTTGCGTTGTTTGCGACACAGAAGCTACTGTAGCAGGTGCAACAGGTGCTATAGGCTCTTGTATTGTTTGGACAGCGGTAGTTGTTGTGGACTGTGTTTGTTGCGGAACTAAGTTATTTAGTGCGGCTAAATAGCCACTGCAATTAGCGCTGTACAGTGGATTTGTGGTACACGGATCTACACTGTACTTTAATTGAAAACTAACGTTAGTTATTTCAGGCCCGTACGGTCCTGCCCAAAAATTATTGTCACCGCCCACAAATCCATAGCGAACTGTACTTAAGTCACCAAGCTGGTAAGGCGTTGTAAAGTCTTTGTTAAAGTTGAAGTTAGTCCAATCAAATTTGTATGTTAAATTATATTGATTATTCTCAACTATAGCACCTTTGTTATTGTATAAGTACACATATGCACTTAATTGATCTACACGACCGTCGTCCCAGCCATTACCATTTTTTGCAGTAAATCTAAAATTATAACCATTAACCTGTAGTCCTGTAACTTGTGGCAATAAGCCCGCTATTGCTTGTACTTGGTGCAAGTCAGTTTGACCGTAGCTAAAGTTTATGTTGTTACCTGGTCTAACGATGGCATTGGGGCCGCAATACCCAGGGTCTCCGCCAGTCCAGCAAGTTAAGCTATTTTGGTATATTCCATTAACCCAAGTACTGGGCCCTCCTTGTTGAGTAACTTGTACAACATTTGGAGTAGTATATATTTGACCCGGCTCTAAAGTTTGCGCTTTAGAATCCTGCAAACTTATAAACAACAGCACCCAGCAAAGCACCGAGACCAATTTTCTTATATGTATCATCAGTTTTCTCCTTAACTGGTTCTGGTATTTTTCCCGGATTTTGTTCCCAAGCTAATTTTGCTTGTTCACCAATTCTTCCTTCATATGGACATGGTGTACCTGCTTGCATCATGGCATCCCACACTCTACGATCTTGGCACATAGTAGCAACTGCGGCAACTTTCATGCCCATATCATACAATGTTTTGCTTAACTTTAGTCTTTCGCAATTCATATCACGAACAG